CTAAGGTATAGTTACCTTATCTCCCACATAAATCAGATCGGGATTCTTGATCTGCGGGTTTGCGGCGATCAGCGCGTCAAGCTCTACGCCGTACTTTGCCGCGATGCCGGAAAGGGTATCACCAGATTTGACGACATAGACCGTACCACCTGTCTCTCGTGCAGCAATCCAGCCTGTGACCTGTCCAATTTTGCCTATGTTCTCCTTTTTATTCGTTATACGGATTCGTCCGTTCACCGCTTCCTTATCCCACCGGTAATATGTGCCGGTTACTGTCCCAGACCTGCGCTTGGAATCGGAGGCTGCATATAGCGGTTCGTCTTTCAGTGAAAGTGCTTCGCTCGGAACAGGTGCGGGCTTGTCCTCGCCGGTATAGGTTAGTACTCCCTTTGTCGCAGCGGCGTTACTCGAAAGCTCCTGCTCGGAGAACCGGTATACGTATTTCTGCGGATCAACCGCGTATTTCGCCTTGTCTTTGAGCGCCCAGCTATACCCCTCCGGGCATATCCAGAACTCAAAGTGCAGGTGTACGCCGCTGGCGTTGCCTGTCTGTCCCATAACGCCGATCTTGTCGCCGCGCTTTACCTTGTTTCCCTTCCCCACATAAAACGACGCCAAGTGCCAATACAGGGTGTATACCCGCTTACCCGCTATCGCGTTATCATGCCGGATCACGACGTATTTCGCCCCGTCCGTATCCGTAGTCGCTACTGCGACTTCGCCGTCCAACGCAGACGATATAGGCGGGTTCGGCGTGCCCCAGCCCAAGTCCAGAGCCGGGTGCGCCTTGCTGTAATACTGTGTAATGCCTATGTATGGGACCGGATATCTGCCTTTCTGTATCATCGCCATATTATTTGTCCTCCTCTGCTTTTACTTCGGGCAGGCCTGCAATCGACGTCAGCAGAGACAGGATCCCCGCCAACAGCGACGCAGAGCCGACCATCAGCCAGTCCACATCGCCTATTACAGCCGATGTACCGATCGTTGCAACGGCGGTCTGCGACACAGTCTTAATTGCGCGGATACCCGCTGCCTTTAGCAATTTCTTGATTTTGTCACTCATAACATTTCCATCCTTTCTTTACATCCCAATTTGTCGAAATACGAAGCCCAGTACAAGGCCAATGATAGTGGTGACAATATACCCCGTCACCTTGCGCCACAGCTCTCCGTCCCGGTTTTCCAGTATTTCCAGCTTATCACCCTGTTCGGCCAGCGATCTGCTCATGCTCTCCACGCTGACCGCCAGCCGCTCTACCGACAAAACCAGACTGCCGATCTGCTTTGTCGTTTCTTCCAGCGTGTCTAGGCGCCGGCTGATTCGCTTATGCTCGCTGTCCATCGTCCTCCGAAACTCCTCGTGCTCCGCCCGTGTAATTGGCGTGTCCATACGCGTCACCTCATTAACCTTAATATCCTATGCCTTAACATAACAGCCGGAATATCCTACCCACGTATCGCCTGTGTTCCATTTCAGCGCTGCCGTACCATTCGCCGACTGAATACGCATAGTCCCGTCCCCCTGCAAAAAGCCGACCTCACCATACGTATTGTTCGAGTAGCTTCCCGTTGCAAACAGGGATCGCGCCATCGCAAAATACTGGCCCGACACCGGTGCGAACGGAAAGTTTGTTACCCGCGCGTATCCACTCCCCGCATTTGTCACATTTACCTTCATGTAGAAGGTGACGTATACCAGCCTACCTATGCTGTAGTAACACGCATAGTTGTAGCTTGTCGTATACGTCATGCCGCCATCTGTAGAGATAAGCGTCGGCGTCCATGTGCCGTATGTCACGGGCAGTCCCAAACTGCTGAGAACTGATGCAGCATTTTCAAATGATGTATTTTTATAAAAATGTACGTTAAGAGCAACCTCTAATGTATCTGTTTCTTCGGCAACCTTGCCTATGCCCATGCTCTTTCCGTCATTGCCCCAGTTCATTAGTGTAAAAGCCGTGGATGCGCTTGTATTGCGGACATCCGTGTTGTGATTGTCCTGTGCAACAACCCCCACATCAAAAGAGCTATTACCGTCAGCCAAGAATACATGCGTGTAATTTTCGACTGTGTACACATTGTCCAGTGCTGTGAGCTGTATTTCGGTATACGAGGACTCGCCAGAAGGCCTATACCGCAACGTATAATTGGCTATATTTTGGTTGTCAAGGGGGGTAATGGACGCCGAAAATACAGCTTGGATATAATCGCCTTGATCGTTTGCGGTGCCGTCGGAATTGCATCTACGCACGGCTAAACTGGATATATGCGGAGGAGAGTATCCGCGTACGGTGATTGTATCGCTGTATGTACCCTTGCGGCCACGCTTGTCCGTCACCGTTGCAGTGATCGTCATAGAGCCAGAGTTGCGCAATACTCCCGTAGTTGCTTCGGCCGTCGTATAGCTCGCACCATTTGCGGAAATAAGATAAGATGCAATAGCTGACCCGTAAGAGATGGTTGCGCTCACGTTGATTTTAATTTTTGACAAGCCCTGCACCGGATACCCATATGTATTGTCCATCCCGGTTACATCATCCCATACAAATGTACATGACGGCTTAATGCTCGATGGCATATTGCAAGTGATAGACGTAGTATTTGATCCTATATCCGTATTCCCGCTGTATGTTGTGATCGTAAATGTGATAGCAACAGACGTACCTGTGGTGTTCTGCTTGGCGAGCGATAACGGCGGCGTCCAATTTATGCTTGTATTACTACTCTTTGTGCAGACAGTCCCCGTAGCGCTCCCGCATTTGTATGTAATCGTGTGCGTAAGGCTATTGGCCTGCCTAGTAACAGTCAAAGCCTGCGCCGTACCCAGTGTGCCGTTATTGGCTGATAGTGTGGACTTCCGGGCAATGGTATCCAGCGTAAATGTACCCGATCCGCTACAGTTAACTGCAACAGTATAGATACCAGCTTGCGCCGAAGCCGTAAAAGATTTTGTTCCGTCGCTGTTGTGTGTAAGCGTAAATGTGCCGCTCGCAACCGTGGTCCCGTTAAATAACTCAATTCTGGACGACGATGAATATACAGTTGTCCCTGCTATCACTACCCGGAAATTACCGGATATATAATAGTTTGTGGTTGACCCTCCAGCTCCTTTCAGGGTCCAGGAGATCGTAGTCTTATTGTCCGCAATGCTCTGACTCTGTTCCGTCCAGGCGAAGGTTAGATATCTCCCGTTATATGCGCTTGTATTAAAACTGCCACTCGACGCCATTTAGCCACCTACTTTCAGGAAGGACAGAGAGCCGTTAGAGCGAGGGATAAATGCAAAGTTTCCAAATTGCGCCCTCTCGTTAACTTCTACTACAATATTACCAGTGTGGAAGTCCACCCCATCCCACCAGCCGAATTGTTGTCCATTTTTTTTGAATACAATTATGTCATTTTCAATGGTGAGCGTGATTGCGCTGTCGCTACCTCCGAGCTTAATGCTCCCATTTTCGAAACTAATATAGCTATATATTTTCTCGAATTGCTCCCTCGCCTCTGCGTCATATTGATCCACCGTTGTTTGCAACGCCTCAAATTCGAAAACAAAACGATCCGCGAGCTGCGTCATCTGCGTTGAAATTGCCTCCGTGACTTGGTCGTCTGTGAGGTATGTTTGCGAAACCTCAAGCATAATAGATTCGCTAGTTTGCTCTATCAGGGATGACAAGACATTCTCCGTTGTCTGGACGGCGGCGGCAATATCCCTTGTATAATCAGATCTAATCTGGTTGGTGGTTTTGTGCAGTTCGTTTCTGCTCTCATTATCGCCTGCTACATCCGCATCTGTCAAAGATTTAATCTCTTTGCCCAACATTATAGTACTATTCGCGGGATGCAACAAATCCTCCGAGCGCTCGACCAAGAGGAAATCTTCGTCCACCTCGTGCGGCTTGGAATGGACCCTAATGGCATCTCCTACTTGATAGTCATCGATACTCTTGTTGATACTAGACAAGTCTAGAGCAGATAATGTTAACGTAGTGGTAATGTGCCGACTATCTAATAGATATTGCTGTGCCTTGCTTAGTAGGTTGGCAGGCTCAGTAACGTCATCCCATGTGACGGATTTGGCAATGCGTCCCCTAAGGGCAACGGCATCGTCATCCTGTATGTAGTCGTTGCCGTTATTTACGCTTTCGATCGTAATACGCAGTCCCGTGGTCTCATCTTTTGCTCCGTACGGAATAATTACTGTTGCTAAGTCCGTGTTGGCTCCGCTACGGGAGAGGTCCAGCAAGTTCTCCCCAAATGCTATCGCCTGTGCACTTTGATAACCCAGCGTAGCATACCAGTTAATAACCCGTACTCCATCATCCGGATCCGTTGTAAAAATAAAGTATCCTCCACAACGGTCCAGTAGCTTATTCAGCGTATCCATTACCGGTTCAGCGTTTTCGCTTTCCAGCCGGATATAATTGTTAGGATCTGTCACTGTCACTGTGCCGACACGGAATTGTTTAGGCACTTCTACTTGCGCATTATAGTCCTGCACTACAGCCGCGAATATTGTTGCAGGGTCATCCTGATACAGATATGGCCGAGATACAGCGTCCCGGAAGAAACACAGCTCTCCCTCACAAGTAACTACACGCCTGTTTAAAAAATCATCGTTAGGATATAAGGCGCGGCCACGAAATAACAACTTGTTATCTCTGTATATCTCTACAATGGTCTTGTAACTGATGTAACTGCTATAGGCGGGGTGCCCAGGCGGCATAGTAATTTCAGCCGTACCGCCCTTGTTTAGGGAAGTAGTAGCTGTTAACCCCAACAGAGTATAGTCGACGCCAGAATCTCGTAAGCGGCTGTCATACGCTAATACACTATCGGCATAAACCTGTATCACGCAGCAAGCACCGCCTCTCTATATGTGAGGGATACCGTCCCCGTACCGCTGTAAACAAGCTCATGTGTTCCCGGCGTTAAGTACAAATCCGGAAGGATATGCTCGCCCTCGGCAAGAGTCCAAGTACTGACCCCATACTGCAGCGTAACTTCGCCCGCGGCTGAAATAACAACGACCGGTACTACAGGCTTACCGCCGCTAACTACAATCTGCGCGGTCTGTTCAGTGGCCGATGCAGTTAACTGCACCGTCGTCTCATCGGCGGCATAGTACCACGGTTCACAGACGGCGTTGAGCCGTACAGCGCAATGCGCTAAATCATTATACTGTGGGTATATCTGCACCCGTCCGATCAAATAGGCCGATGCATGATCCGGGTGGACAATACTCCATCTTTTACCATCAAGAGCGTTGACCATATCATCTATGCGTACTTGCCTTGACTGCCGGGTCCCCGCAGAACTTTCCAGCGTGGCCTCCAGTATCGCGGTCCCATAATAGGGCTGTCCATCAGTCAGATAAGTAGACAAATCCAAAGGAGCATATCGGCCCGGAACATCTACTATACTTTGCATCTGCTCACCCTTGGTGAGCACGCAGGATGCGAGTGTCCACATTTCTGTCGCAGTATCATATCCACCAATTACCAACTTACGGTTTCCCATCACCTGGCCCCCCTCGACGCCAATACGCGTCTCATCCCGAGTACGCTATCCATTTCTCCGGCAGTCCCACCTACCAGCGCCCCGCTATCCAACACTAGGACCTGTCCTGCCCTTATTGCGGCAAGAATGCTATCCAACTTCCCGCTTTGCATATCAGCAACCGCGGCATACCCGGCAGCCTGTCGGATAGCCTGATTATTCGCAATATTACGCAATGCATTTTGTCCTGCAACTTCTTGTGAGCTATAAGCGTCCAAAAGAGCGGCCGCCTGGCGTTGTCCAGCTCTGGCAACGTCTTTTGTTTTGTTCTCAATGCCGATCTCCGCGCCTGCGCCTACGTCCTCCCCAAAGGCAATCGTCTTTTTTGAGGGAGAATTTGATTCCGCTTCGCTCCGGAACGCATACATGATACTTGTTACCATGCTCCTGGCTTTGGACATAAGGCTCGATCGTTTGCTTTCCATACCTACGCCTAACCCTTCCCCAAGATCCTCCCCTACACCCTCTGCGTCGGCATACGCGTTCGCAAATGCATCCAATGTGTCCGCATAACTTTGTTCAGCTTCTTCGACCATTTCCTTGGTATATCCGCTTACGCCTGCCTCAAAATTGCGTCTGGTGTTTCTTGCCTCGATACCCGCGTCGATGGCCTGCTTTTTCAGGGTATCTAGCACGTCAGCAGTTTCCTGGTCTACCTTGTCGGAGTACTCTCCATACGCTTCCCCCTTTTCGACAAGCAGGTCAATAGCGGCCTGCGTATTGCCCTCCAAAACAGCCTGCTGCGCCGCCTCATAGTCGTTAATTGTATTTTTGTAATTTTCATAATTATACAGTGATTGCTCATACGCAATGTCTTTTTCATTGGCAAGATTTTGCTCTTCTTGCCAGCGCTTCTCCAATTCCTCAACGCGTTGCTGATCATAGAGCATAAGTTCTTGGTTATACTCATAGTAACCACTCTCTATCTTTTTGCGCCATTCTTCGTTAGCGGCCACGTAGTCCGCTTCCGCTTGCTTTGTTATTTCCAGCTGAGCATCGCGATCTTTTTGTTTGAGCATAACATTTTCATAGGCTTCGCCTTCCTGCTGGATGGCTTGTATATACGCTTCATTCTCTGCCTCTAACAATGCATTAGCTGTCTTTGTTGCAATCACTTCGTTGATACTATTCTTTAGCTCGTCATACTGCGAAATAGTATTGCCGACCATCTGGTACTCGGTACCCAAAGCGTTATTTAATTCGTTCAGGATAAATTGTGCACGGGCTTGGTCAGCTTCTGCAACCTCACCGTTGGCGTCGGCCAATCCCTGTAGTTCAGCGGCAAGGTCCTGTATATACCCCATTTGGTTCGTAATACCCTGCTGGTTTGCTTCTATTGCAGCCTGCTGATCACGGAATGATTGCGCCGCTTCGTCCGCAGCTGCCATAAACTCGCGCTCTTCTTCCGTCAGTGCATCTACACGCTCTGCGGATTCTTCAGTCGCCGCATTATATGCAAGCATTGTAGCGACAAACCCGCCGACCAACGTTGCAAGCAGCCCCCAAGGCGTAGCCGCCATAGCAACATTCAACGCTTTCTGTGCGACCGTCTGCGCTATAGTCGCGACGGTAACTCCTTTTGTTGCGGCCTCAGACGCAAGTGTGGCGACCTTGTATAACACAAGCGTAGCCGTGATGCCAGCCACGCCAGCCTTTATCACCGGTATATTTTTCTTGACCCAATCCCCGATCGCCTTTATGGCCGGGAGCAGCTTGCTGCGCACAAAGTCCGCAACATCCTTCATCGGTTCTTCCGCTTCTTCGAGCAGGGCCGCGCCCATTTCTTTGATATCAGTAATAACAGGTTCCATATATCCACCGATCTTAGACATGGACCTGTTCCACTTTTCCGTGGCCTTGTTGGCGCGGATGACTTCCTCGTTTGTATCTCGATAACGGACAGCCGCCGTTTTGTATAGGCTGTTAAGTGTGTTTGTAATAAGTTTTTGCCGCTCCTGCTCATCAGTACACTTGTCAAGCGACGCCTGGAAACTATCCTCAGATTCTCCTGCCCAGTTCAAGGCGTCGGCAAGGCCGCCTGTAATTTGTCCGGTCTTTGCCGTCTCATTTGCAGCCTCGGTAAGATTCTCGATTGGGAGGCTGTCGCCAAATGTAGCATATACTCCCGTGGCAATATCTGTCCAGGTGGCTAAATCTTCCTCCGTATCGCAAAGCTTGGCCAAATGATTCGCCGCCTCTACAGCCTGGTCCGTCTCTCCCAAAATCCCCTGTAACTCGCTGTATGTTTTATACGCACTCTGCGCGTTATAGCCGCTGTCCGTAAATGCAACATCCAATTTACCGAGAGCGGTCCGGTACTCTCGTGATGCCTCCACTGCTGCGGCTAATGCGGTGACAGCTGCCGCAGCAGCAGTCGCCAAGGCAGTAACGCCTTTTTTCGCGGCGCCGTCCGAACTCTGATCCAACTGCTGTATTTCCGTGTTTGCCTCATGCGCCTCGTCGGCTACTTTATCCAGTTCTTCTGCCGCACCAGAGGTGCCATCAGCCAAGCCTTTCGACGCGTCAACTGTTTCTTGCAACGCCTTTTTGTAGCTATCCAGTTTGCCCTCTGTGGCGATGATCTCTCGCTGCAACTCGCGATACTGTGCCTCGGATACCTCGCCGCGCTCAAACTGGGCTTGCACCTGCTTCTCAGCCTCGCGCAATGTGCCCAGCTTCTCCTCAGTGTTGCTAATCGCGTCGGCCAAAACCTGTTGCTTTTGTGCTAACAGCTCGGTATTACCCGGATCAAGCTTGAGGAGTTTGTTAATGCTCCCCAGCTCACTGGACAGGTCGCGAGATTTTTTATTAACATCCTCCAGAGCGTTGCCGAGTTTCGTCGCGTCGCCGCCGATCTCAACAGTAATGCCTTTTATGGTTTTACCGGCCATGCGCCGTACCTCCCCCGAATTTGCGACGGAGCGCTGCCCTGTCAGGCTCTGTCTGCTCCATCCTCCAAGCGTTGTCCAGATAGTCGCGCCCCTCTGCCGTGCGGTTCAGCGCATGGATATAGGCGTCCCGGAGCCATAATAGATATACACCATAATCCATTGCGCCGATTTGGCAGAAATTAAGGCCTGAGTATTCAGCGACCAGATGCCGCCCCCAAGTGGTTGTTATATACTTATGTCCTCCCGCCGCATTTGCAGCTGGATACGACGGGAGTGTCAGTTTTTTGATCGCTCAATTTCCGTTATATATTCTGCGTACGCCCGATAAAATACAACCAAGTCCTCTACGTCCATTTTATAGGTTGTGCGCAACTCATGCGCTGTAAATTTTATCAGATTACGATTGCAACTCATGAGGCGCGCGGCAAGGTCGTAGAGCACGTCCACCATTTCCTCGTCCTCTTTAGACAGCAGCACTCGCAGCTGGCCCTGTCGAGCCCGCAGCTCCTCTTGCAAGTCAACTGTCGGCGGGGATACGTTAATCACTGTGTGCTGCTCATCCATCAAAACCAACGGTAGGACAGGCGGTCGATATTGATTAAAGTCTAGCGTCTCTGCCATTCCACTGCTCCTATACGTTTTAAAATAGGGATTAGGCGGGGACATGGATGCCCCCGCCTAGAACCTAGCTCTGCAATGCGGTGCCGGTTTCCTCGATCAGAGTAATCAGGGTGCCATCATCATCCTGCGGCATGGCCTTAAATTCCGGCTCAATCACTGTACCAGCATCTGCGGCCAACGTCAACGTAAGGCCGGCGGTGTTTCGGCCACGAATCAAAACATATAGATCCCCGTCCTGTTTATCTTCATGCTTAAAACAAACGACCCAGTCCTTACCTTGCGTGTTGCCCGCGCCGCCGATATGAATCGTACGCGTGCCTTCCGACGCATTGTCTGTGACCTTACAACGATCCGCGAGATACTTTAGGGTAGTACCGTTCCAGGTTAGCAGGCCTAACTTGAGTAACGCCTCCTCCGAGGTGGTAATAATCTTTGACACATATCCAAGATCATCCTTTTCCTCATATGTCTCCTCGGTGTACGACAACTCCGCGCCGCCCTTGCAATAACCCAAGCGGTTGGTATCCGTACAAATAGTATCTACATCCGGCATTGACCCGGAAAACTCCATAATATATGGAATCCCTGATCCAAGCGTAATAGTATCTTTCCCTCTTGTGGTTGTGGACATCTTTAGCCCTCCTTAATTTTTAGTCATGTAAGTAAACTCGTAAATCACTTGATACCGCTGTATATTTTGCAGCCAATACCTGGACTGCTTTGTCCAGTGCAAACCCCGGTTGTCAAGCGCGCCCTCAAGAGAGTATTCCGCAACGGCATCCTGTTTCGGTTCGTACAGTTCGATTATCGCATCATGCGTAAAAATGCGATTGGCATTGTCCGGCCCATCCGCGCTCACCGTATCAAAATATATTGCATAGGTGCCATCCGGGGGGTCTGGGCACCTGGATGGCCACCCTGGAATTGTAGCAGCGGCTAACACTTCCTCGATCATTTAACCGCCTCCTCGATAGCTCTCTCGTATGCCGGGATTACCTCATCCACAGCATTAGCAAGAAATGGGTCCGCTTTTGTCCTGCCGCCGTTCGCGGTCACGTGTCCGTGGACAAGCAGATGCGTCAATCGATACTCCGGAGCCTTTACGTACCAGACATAGGTACTGCCGTTCGAGCTGCGGTGCAGCAACTTACTTGTAATGTTTGCCTTATATTTCCCGCGACGTCGGCCTATGGGAGCGGTTGCCTTGGTCTTATTGACAAGCTCCTTTATCGCCGCTGCACTAAGGCTGTCTATACGACGGATGATATCCTCGCTATAGATAGTCAATTCCTGTTCAATAGCTTTACCTAGGTTGCCTGGGCTTATCATCTTGCTCATATGTCACCATCCTCAACCGGTGCACGCTCTACTGTCAGCTCCAGAGCCTGCCCTAGACAATACGTTCGCATAACACGATACCTTTGGCCATTGTACGCAACAAGCGTTTCTCCGTCATAATCCAGATAGTCCGCGAGTACGAGCTTAAGCTCGGGATGGAAGTCATTTGCGTTGGCCTCATAATACTCGCGATACCCAATGCTGCCTTTCTCCGCGAGCACATTACGCGAACTCTCCAGCAACTCCCCACCAATGTACGTCCGCTTTATAAGGGTTATAAGTTCAGCCACCGCCATCACCTTGATTGTATTTACCTGCTATCTGCAGACAACCCTTGAGCGCATCATAACGACGCAGATATTCCGCGCCCGTGGTCGGGTCGTCAGTATACAGCGAGCGACAGAAGAGCTTAATCGCATTGTATATCAGCGGATCCTCGGCATCCAGCGCAACAATACCGCAAACAGCCAAATCAGCCAAGCAAGCGTCAATATCGGCTTGGATATCTGCGTCTAACGCCGAATGGCTGATGCGTAGCGCCTTTTTTATTTTTTCAAGCGTCGTGTCTGCCATGCTGCGCCTCCTCTCTTAAAAACGGGACGAATCAAATGCTACGCCGACGCACGCTTAAAACGGACAAATGCATCAGAAACGGCGAGCTTGCCATCGGCGAGTGCCATCGCGCGATAAACGCGAGAGCCGGTGCGAAAAGCAACGGAGTCATCGCTTGTTACCTGCGGGGCCTTCGCAATGTTCAGCTTATATGCTTTAAAATCGCCGAAGAATATATTATCAGCCGGTACGTTATCGTCCAGAACCACATGATACCCCAGGATATTATATTTTGCGGGGCTTTCCACGTCCATGTGACACACGGGCTGCCCGGTTGTATCTTCGATCCCGATCACGTCCGTAAAAAACAACTTTCGCGGCATTGCAAAAATGGCGTTTTTCGCGTATGCGGACGGCAGTGCAGCGATAATCGTAATAAGATCGCTGTACTTTGCCTTGGCCTTGGCAAACGTCCCTGTTTCCGTCGAAATGGTCGTGGCAAGGCCGGTCGCCTGATTGGTGCCGGTGCCATTAAACACCGCCGCATCCAATGCTTTTTCAAGTTTCGCGGCCAGCGAATTGACAAGCCATGCCTCAAAAGCGTCAATGGCCATAGCCTCAATATCTGCTGTAATTTCGACTGTTTTGATCAGCTTATACGCAGCGAGCGTAATCGTGGTGATCGTGTCTGCACTGTCAGTTGCGGCGGTGCCCATTGCAACCCATGCGGCGTCAGCATTCGTGCCTTCCACTGGATAAGTCACATTACCAGGGATATAGGTCATGTCAACGCGGGACAGAATTGGATTATCTTCCAGGTAGGATATAATCTGGTTCATCGTCTGCGTCGGAATAACACCCGACGCAGAGAGCGCCGTGCGTTGTTCAGCGGTCAAGTCCCTGCCCTGCAGATTGAGCAAATAAGCCTCCCGATACTCGACTGAATCGGGAGCAAAGGTTCTGTTTTCCACGGTGCTTTCCTCCTCAAATCTTTCGATTGTTTTGCCAACCTTTAGCCCAGCCGCGATACTCGACCGGAGCTGCTGACGAGCGTTAATTTCATCCATTATCCTTGTACGCTCTTGTGTCAGTTCTGCAACTTCTGCCTCCAGCGCGGTTAGAGTGTCGCCAGTGGAAGCATCAATCTCGCATTCGATCGCCGCGAGACGATTGTTGATCTCATCTATGCGCATTACTTGTTACCTCCTGTAGTACAATTTTAAGCCGTAGTTTTCTACGCCTATACTCAAGCTCAGCCTCTCTCCGGGCCACCCGGGCGATCTCTCCGTCTACCCAGGCACGAGCGTTGATAACTGTATTGTCGTTTGCGGGGATACTCACCGCCGAAACGTCATATATCTTAGGCACGCTCTTATGCACTATGGTTCGCGTGGGCGCATCATAGTAATAATCGCCCAAGCGGAACCGCCAAGACATTTTTGTTACCATTCCGGCGCGCACATCATCATACATGCTCTGTGCAGCTACTGTCCTACCTAGATCTGCCGCAAAAAACAATCCTACATCATCCGGCTCCACAATCAAACTACCGTTAGTGGTGCGTGCGAAAACCTTGCCCACATGATCAAACTGCATTATAATGTCAGACATATCCGTACCGGTAAAACAACCGGGGTCAAACCTCTCATAGACCGGATTGTCGCCATCATAATAGAGAACATACGGCTCATACTTGGCGGCATAACCCTCAACATAATAATCGGTGTCTATACGCCTACTTATCGCCGTCGCAGAAAAAAACGTCAGTGCGCGCGTCTGTGCTGTATCTTTTAACTTTGTTTTATCAGTCGGTGTCATTGCCCATATCCTCCTTTTGCTCGACGGATTGATCATTTAAGAGCGTGCCATCTGGGGCCTTACCCAGTTGGCTGATCTCCGTATACTCTTTGCGTATATATCTTTTATCTCCGTCAGGCACATGCGGTAGGTTCCAAATATCCATAATATCATTTAAACTAAAAACGCCTCGATCAAACATCTGGCTAGACACCTGCAGTTTATCCGCGTTGGTCATATATTGTAGCCTGTTCGCGCTCCACACAATAGCGTTTTTCCGCGAAAGCTCTTTGCTGCTGTAAGACATACATGTCATCGCTTGTGATAGCTGAATCGCGAACGGTTCTACTTTACCTTCGTAGTAGGCGGCCCAGCCATCACCAACAGTCTTATTCTGCAATACGTCTTCGTTGCTGCCAAAGTAATTCAATACCCTGGTATTGATCAGCTTCATTTGTTCCGGGTCGACCGTCTGTGCGCTGGATTTAATTTGCTGCACATTGGTGTACGTATTCGGAAACAATGCCAGCCCGCCTGAATCGCTACCTAGATTTTTTTCCACCCAGTTTTTTCGATCTCTTGCCAGATCATCGCCCTTTGCGAAGTTGGAGGCGGTCGCCATAAACCTAAAACTTGCGCTGTTTTTGATACCCTCGGCAATCCCTTGGTTCTGCATCGATATCAGTTGCAATGTAGGATTAAGCGCGCTGTTGCTCTCGCCGCGAAGATCACTCTTGTATAGATACTTGCTCACCACGCCGCATCGGGAAAGTTCCATCGCGGCATAATCACCTGTACGGAACTTATACCGGAGCCAGGGCTCGCCATCCACGTCTATAACCTCAGTCTGTTGTGGGTTAACCGGATAATATCCGGTAAGCCTGTCAAAATTGTCGAGTATCGGGACGATAAAACACGTGTTTTGCGCTTCGTAAATTGTAGCAACCTTGTAAAGGAACTGAGAGCTGCTCATAAATAGGTTTGGCTTCCCCTCCAGCATGGGCTTGATACCGTGGAGATCGGGTCCCACCACCTCGGGCTGTAGCTTGCTACAATGCGTTGCAAAGGTATGTATACAAGCGCGGGTCAACTCCATTTCGTAGACGCCGCCGTCATAGCTTGTAAAAATCGGCGTATATCCGTCCAGCATTTGGAAATACCCGGCCACCTGTTTACGGACTTTGGGACGCCGGAATATCTTTTCAAATGCCCCCATTCAACCGCCTCCTAAAGATGTATACGTTTTAGTCTGCATTTTTTAGCTGCTCTCCGATCGCATCATACCATTTCTGCCGCACGGTCAACGCGTCGATCACAGCGACAAAACCGTCAATATGGCACCGAGCATCGATCTTAACCGGTCTGATCTTTCTGCTCTCTTCATTTTGCTTAACAGCAACATTCAAAAAATGAGACTTAAGCAGGTTGTTAACACCAAGCTGCAGGGTTCCGTCACGCAGAAGGCCATCGCATTCATGGATCACTGGCGTAAGATTCTCTCCCTGGAAAACATCGTCCATATGAAACCCGTATTGCTCCATCTGCTGCACTAGGTATTGCGCAGAGTAGCGGTCATACCCTACCTGTAACGGCAGTATCTCGTAATCCTCCACGAGCGTCCTGAACCACTGAAAACAGTCGTTGTAATCGACGAAGTTTTCGCCGCTCGGAGTTATTAACCCCTGATTTACATAAATCCTATACGGGACGCCTTCGCGCTCCTGCAGCTCATCAATCTTGTTTTCCGGCATGAAAAACTGCGCGAAAGCGTACAGCTTTTTTTCTTTTTCAATCACCACACAGCAGGCGGTCAAGTCTGTCGTTTGCGAAAGGTCAATGCCGCCCACACAGTATGAGCTGCGGAAGTCCTCTAAACGTGGGATCTCTTTTGTTACTGCCTCTATCACTTCAAACGGGATCCACGCTGTAGTACTGCTTTGTTTAATATTACAGTACTTTGTCAGAAATTCTGCCCGTTTGCTCATGCTGTTACGGGCAATGGCGATTTCCTCAACAAAAAAATCCTCTGAAACACTTACGCCCATATTGGGATTTGCTTTCTTCAGTTCCTCGATGTCATCCCATTTATTGACATCGTCAATTATATATAATATCGGCAGGAGTCGCCGTTCTTCGCTATTCCCCAAGAGGTACGCGGTAGATCGGGTCATAAGCTCATCGTAGGGGCCGTCGTTTACGTAACCCGCTGTGCTGATCGAGAGGATAATTGGTTGTTTTCGTGCGCCAAGCGCTGACTTCATAACCTCATATTGTTTGAGCCCCTGCGCAGCCGGCCAGCTCGCAATTTCGTCGCATATGGTCATATGAGGGTTAAAGCCATCGCTCTTTTTTGCGTTAAATGCCAACGGGCGTATTGAGGTATTAGTACTTTCAATATACACATCAGATCGTCGTTTCTTGGCAAGATCATCAAGTTCCGGCTCGCGCTGTACCATCTTGTAAAAATTCTCGTACACGATTGCTGCCTGCTCTAATTTTGGAGCCAAACAATAAATCCGTGCTCCATATTCGCCATCAAGATAACTAGCGTATGCGATACACGCCGAGGCAAACAAGCTCTTACCATTCTTTCGACCCATTACCAGGAAAATTTCTCGATACACGCGTAACCCAGCGTCATCAACAACGCCAAAGATGAGACATACTGTCGCTTTCTGCCAAAGCTCCAACTTAATTAGATCATCCCGCCCCTCGCAATGGTGGCAAAACTGCTCAATAAAATCAATAGCCCGGTTTGCCAGTTTGCTGTCGAACCGGAACAGACCGTCGCGAAGTCCTGCCGTGACTTTTCCATACAGCAACCGGATCCACTTGCCCACAATGACCTCACCCGACTGGATTTTCAGATAATATTCTTGGATGTGGTTTGCATAAGGCGTCATCGTGTCATCATCGCCGTCAGGCGGCTCTCTTTTTTGGACGCGGGCACTAATTCAAGGAGACACTTCACGATTGCGTTCAGGTTTTTCGTTAGGCTGATATGTGCGTCAGCTGCAGCCGATTTTTTTAACCCGTTCTGGTTTTCACCGTTTTTATAGGGCTCCACCCATCCATGTACATTGAGTTGATCCTCCAAATCCTCTAGGCTGATTGTAATAAAAGCGGCCCGATCTATCAGTGCCAGGCACGTATTCAGCTTGTTCTCTTCCAAGTCTCCGAAAACATCTAATAATCTATTCTTTTCTCGTTCAATCCTGGTTGTTTTTTTCAGTTTTGCCATATTTACACCCCGTTTCTTGATATTTCAGGGTAAAATTGTAGTCCCCTACCCGTTCCCCGCACACCCCGTTCATTAACAGCAAATGGGGGGAGTAAATCAATAATCCGTGTTGCGCACAATCTCCCCATTTACCCCGTATTTACACCGCCCCGGAATATTTGCAGGGTCTATCTCTCTGTTATGGCAGGCCTGACACTCAAGCCGGAAATTCTTTGGCGATAAACTTACCTCCGGATCATTATAATTATTGTCATCCAGCCATATAACATGATGTACAATCCGTCCCGGCTGTGCCTGGCAGACCTCACACATACCCCCGTCCACGGAATGTCTGTACTCTATGTAGCACTGCCTTGCACGCCTCCATGCTTGAGTCTTGTAAAATCCGCGTCGTGTCATCATCATTTCCCCATCAAAAAAAAGCCAGGTTACCGCCCGGCTTTTTACAATAACATTATAATATATATTAGTGTGCCATACTATGCCATTATCCTTCTGGCTGCGCCGCAACCCAAGAAAATCCTATATTGCGCAGGACGTCTCCTTCTTCGCCCATATCCATCACCATTATATCCCAGCCACTTATGGTATCGTATACTGATCTAGTCCCAGATTCGGACGCAATATTATCCTCCAGTAGCTGGAACTTGTCGTAAAAAGCATCTGCCTCCATATCTGGGAGGTTAAGAGATCTGTAAATATAGGCAGAGAGGACAGCAAAATCCAGCTTTGTTAAATTATCCAAAGGCTGGATAGACATTATAACAGATGTTATTTCGTCGTCCGCATTATAGTTTACCGACAAATGATACCTCTCATCTGTTACAGGGTCGCCGATGCTATAGCTTGTTACCTCATCAAGATCAGCATGCTTAGTAATATCATTATACCCAGCATCTTCCAGCAACTCCATTAAACAGCTCATAAATGCATCTAACAATATCCCGCTCCCAGCGTCCTGTGAATCACTGGTCTGCGGCTGATCAGGACTGCATCCTACAACGCTCAGAATACCAAGTATCAGGACAACAGCTATCACTCTCTTCGCCATTTTATTAGTCCTCCCCTCTTTATATCCTAATGTATATTACAATAAACACAACTTGTCAACATCTAAATAGTTATCATCCCCTCCCCAGGCTGACCAGACAGCATTTGCAACGCCTTGCTGTGGATGCGGTGGACCTGCCTCCAACTATATGACATGGTGACAGCAACCTGCTCCCAAGTCTTGCCCTCTATGTAGTGTAATCTTATCAGAGTACGCTCTCTCGACGGTAATACTTGTATTGCAGACTCGATCATGTCTAGTTCGCGCGTTAGTTCGGTGATTTTCGCCGCATACCGAGTGCGCAGTACATCTCGCCGGTGGATACAATTAGCAAATCTGTCGTCAGATATATCGAGATGGATGGGCAATCCCGTGAATTTGGACGCTTTGGGCGTTACCATTTGAGACTCTACCTCTTGTAATAACCTATATAGCTGATCCCGTTCGAGCTTTAAATCCCCATATCTACGCAACTGCTCCTTAGTCATGTCGTATCTCCCCTCCCTTAAACACATCATTTCTTCGCCTCCCATCTATTAACCTCCTTAAAACAATAAAAAATCACCCTAAAACATATTGACAGCACGTGTAACACGTGTTATAATATGACCAAGAAAGGAGAATTAGCATTGAAAATCACATATCCAGCTTGTTTTTACCCCGAAGAGAACGGATCGTATTCCGTTGAAATACCTGATTTAGGCTGCGCTACACAAGGGAGAGACTTAACCGACGCGATTGAAATGGCAGCTGAC